GTTCTTATGTAGTTGTTGTCGCCGATGAGCGTTCGGTCCCGTTGGCTCCCATTGAGTGGAGCGACGTTAGGTGGTGCGATGTTGACGCTTTAAAAAGCTCATTCGTCACTGCCGCTTTGGGCCTGCGCCAGTGGTGGAGCCCACCTTCGATCCCATGGATCGTGCGGTATCAGCCAGAGGTGGCGAGGTACGCATTGATCGGCGCAGCAGGGTGCTGCGTCATGTGGTGCTGGGCAGATATTGATGACTTATACCAGAGGGTGTTGACCATGCCGAGCAGTAGTTGCTGGGATAAGGTTGGTGCGTGTTTGGGAGGGTTGTTAGTAGGCTGTAGGAGCAAAATTTCCGGGGCGGTGGTGGTGACCACCGCCCTAGGGGGGTCGGCGATAGGGGCGGTCGCCGACAGGGTTTTTGGTGCCACTGAGGTACAGAAGACTCAAGAGGTTCTCCAATTATTGGGCCAGGTGAGAGGCCTAGGGGAGAGCCAAGTCCATGACAACCCTGAGGAGGTGCTTACCAGTTGGTGGGCTACTTACTTGGGGCGGTTATTCGGCCGAGCAAAGCCCTCTCACCATAGGGCAATGCGCAAGTTGCGGCGGTTTATTCCGTTGATATTATACTTGACGGCCAAGCTGCAGGCGAAGACCCAACACATAGTGCGCAAGAAAGAAAATGGCGCAGTGGTAGAGGACGCGTTGCAGAGGAGGGCAATAGCGGAGCTCGCTCGACAGGTGGTTACCATTGTAACGGCCACCGTTGACGAGTTCACCGACGCGAACGGGGTGATAGCTGAGGAGTGGCTGGAGTTTAATCACTTCATGACCATTTTAGGCCACAGCCCGTTTCCCGATCCGGTGCATGGCAAGCCTTACAAGAAATGGGCCAACGTTGGCTACCTAATTCGTTGGGTGACAACAATGTGGTTTGTGGAAGGTGAGGATGAAGCCTTGGCTCAAATGTTCAAACGAGTCGAGGTAGCTGCCTCCATCTAGGGGTGCCTCGAGAGGAGATTGGCGGTAGACACAGGTGATGCGCGGTATTTTCAGGCCGCAAATTTCACACTGGGGGTGCCATTAGCAAAACCTGCTAAGCTGTCAGTCGAATCTTGGGGTGGCGTCGTTAGGGCTCCAGCCCACAGGGAGATGTATGCTCTTCCTGGTGTGATGCCGTTGAACTACGGAGCACACAAAAACTCAGCCGCTAACTTGCTGCACGCCTTAACCGAGCGTGTGTTTTGCGAGAAGGGCGGTGTTAAAAGCACCATTCAGCCGTCCAGGGGGGAGTGGCTAAAGATGGGACAAGTATCCAAACGGCTCGTGTCATTAGTGACCCAGCAAACTGAGTATGTAACAAGGTTGACGTCGGACGAGTTTATCGCCCAATGTCCCGCGCAGAAAAGGGAGTTGTACCGGCGAGCTTCAGAGAACGTCTCTATCAGGGGGTGGTCCGCCAGGGATGCTGTGGTTAAAGCATTCGTCAAGTTTGAGAAAATCGAATTTGGACTTGGAGGGCCCAAGGCAAATCCGGCTCCTAGGGTGATATCCCCGAGATCACCTGAGTATAACGTGGAGTTGGGTCGGTACACGAGAAGGGTGGAGTCGCTGCTGTATGAGGCTCTATCTAGATTGTGGGACGCAGGGGGGCACACCTCGGAACAGGTGGTTATGAAGGGGCTCACAGTGGAAGGCACTGCGGCACAGTTGCGGATGAAGTGGGA